TAGTTCCTGTTCCACCTGTCCCTGCTGAGTTAGCAGACAAGGCTCCATTTAAAGTTGTTGTCTGAGGAGCTGTCGATGTTCCACCAAATTGTGATATACCCCATCCAAAAACACCAACCTGTTCAGCTGGACCTACGTGATAATATTGAAAAAAAGTAATACCGCCTGATGTTGTTGCACCGGATCCGGTTTCATTGCTAGGCATTGTAATAGTTATAGTTGTTGAACTTACAACAGAAGTTACCATAAATTTTTTATTAGCAAAATCTGATGCACTAAAATTAGAGTTAGTAATTGTACTAAAGGTACTTACATCACCAAATAATATAATATCACCTGTTTGAAAAGTATGACTACTTCCAAATGTAAGGGTTACGATTGGTTGACCATTAGTCGTGCTAAATGCACTAGTGATAGCTGTACCTGATGGATTAACTAAAGGATGTATGTCGTAGAAAACTTCTCCTGAATATGCATATAAAATTCTATTGGTTCCAATAATAGCATATTTAATACCTTGTTTATTAACCATGTGATGTAACCCTCTAGCAGCACCAGTTAGTTTACTGTTGCCCAATTGATTCCAACCACCTATTTTTTCTGGAGTACCATATCTAAAACGTACATTAGTACCACCTGTCCATTGTGACTCGGCTCCTGTAGATGTAACTTGTTTGTTGAATCCTGGTAAAAACCCTAATTTTTGTAACATATAAAATCCTTATAAAGGAGACAGTAGGTATGGTGGATTACTGTCTCCATCATAGGGATATATCATCGTTTAAACCAAGATGGAAGACCTAAATGTATACGCTTGTCAAACATATTATCTTTAGCACCAGGAGTTTTGCTATTATTGTAATGTAAAAATACTTGAACGCATTCTTTGCCTTTAAATTTTTCTCGCCAATGCTCTAGCTCACAACCAGAATATACTAACATATCACCTTGTTTTAAATTTACTTTAATTCCTTTTTTACCAACTTCTCCAGATGGTTCTAAATAAATAGCCCAATCATCACCACCAAGATTCATTGTAGTAGATATCTCGCAACTAAATCTATCTTTGTGTCTTTTTAATTCATCACCCTTTTTATATATTCTTGCATAAGAATAAGCTGGATATAATTTTAACCCTGTTGTTTCTTGCATTTTTGGAAGGCATTTAAGCATTAAAGTTTCCATAGCTATATTTGCGTATTGACTATAAGTTTCTGGTATCTGTTCATATTTATTTTCGTAGTGACCTATAATGTTTTCAAAAGGTGAAATGTATCTTTGTGATCTACAGGTATCATAAACCTGTTTTTGCATCATAAAATAATTTGCGACAAAACTAGCTAAATCTTTTGATATTGCTTGACGAATAACTGTATACTTTTTTTTCTTAAACATCTTTAGCCATCTCTTTTGGCACGGCTTGTATGTTCCAATGTATAAATCTAAAAGGTTCAATACCAAAATCAATTGCAAATTCATGTTCTAAATATCCTGGAAATATAAGTAAAGTTCCAGGTTGAGGTTTAAAATGAACAAGTTCAGTTCCGTTAACAATATTTTTTATTTCAGGTTTTAATTTTAATTTAGTAGCTCTAGCCCCGGTTCGTGGTTCATGAAAAACAGGGAAAGATGTTTTGTCACTTGCCTTTAAAAAATAAAAACCTGATACATGTTGATTCCAATGCACGTGTGCTGAATGATGACCACCACCTTTTTTAGCAAATTCTTGCACCCACAACTCAGTAAACATGGTTGTGTATTCTTTCATATCAAAACCTTGATCATCTAAATATTCCCAAGATTTTTGACCAACATAATTTGTAAAATCTCTAAAATTATTATCTTTAGTTAAAGGACTTGAGTGATAACTTCTTCCAAAATCTCCAAACTTTTTTATATGCGCTTTGGCTTCTGGAAAATTTTTAGCAGCTTTTATATATTTGTCAGATGCTTTTGTTAATGATTTTACAAATTCTGGTTTTTGTTCTGACCAAATAGTCGTGTTAAAGTAATTATTTATATTCATATTATTTAAATGGTTTTCCTAAATGCCAAGCAACAAGACTATATCTTGTGCCAGATGTTACTGGTTTAACTCTATGCCATACAAAAGAAGGGAACACAATAATAGACCCTTTAGGTAAGATCTCTTTTGCTTTCTTTAAGTGTTGACTTTCATCTCTCATATGTGGATCATAATTTCTAAAATCAAATTCTAATTCACCACCTTCATATTCTGAACCATCTGTTAATTGACAAGTCATAGATAGTTTTCGAATTTTACCTTTACAAGGTCCTTCTTTGTCATAAGGTTTTGGCCAACTATCAGAGTGCCAATCATAATATTGGTTGTGTTTATATTTTGTAAACTGACAAGATTCTGTCCAATCCCAATCAAAATTCCAACCGGCATTTTTATTAGCCATATGGACATATGGCTGTAATTCTTTATATATCCATTTATCATTAAGCCATACTAGATCAGAATTTCTTTTTCTTTTTATGTCTTTAACTTCTTGTTTATTTAATTTTTTATCTCCATATCCTCCAGTTATAGCCATCACTTCTTTTTGTTGGTTAGCGTAAGCTATTACGTCATCGCAAAACTTTGGTGTAAGTGCTGCAGGAAAATGCCAGTAGTAATTAGATATATTCATAGGTTATAGTCTGTACGAAATTTAAACTATCTTTCTGATTGTTAGTTATGTAATACATATTAGTTGAGGGAAACATTATAAACATATTATCTTTAAGTTCTATGTCCCAACTTCTTCCTTTACGTCTATTATCATCAAAGTGTATTCGAACAAAACAATCTTTAACTTTAACACCGTAAAGCATAGTAAAGTCTGGAGAATGTATTAAATTTACTGGATCAATATTTAATAAAGGAACTGTAGTCTCATTGGGTTTATATATATTTCCAAAAGTTAATTTGTTTACTAAATTAATACCATATTCAATACGAATAAAATCTTTGATATAAGTATTTAATTTATCCCAAGTTCTAGAAAAATTAAATTCATTATTTGTTAAATTAGATTGTAGGATGTGATGAGCTAAATCATTGCTATCAATTTCCCAATGCTTTGGCATATTGACATCACCATAATATAATGCTTGCTCTGTTAATACTTTCTTCTGCATACCACCACCATTTTTAATTTATGCTTTGCTGTCTGTCAAGTCCCAAGTTGTATTAGCTTCATTCCAGACGTAAGACCAATCATGAGTTGCTGGTGTATTTTCATCTGCTGGAGTGTTTTGTGAAATTTGTTCTACTGTTAACTCTGGAGCGTCACCAATAGGTGATTTCCAAGATGCAGTTAAATTATGTTTTACCCAGGAAGCATAGGGTTTTACAGGCCAGAAAATTTGATCATCTTCGTTCCAAGTATAACCCATACCTGCATAGTTTCCTCTAAAAGCAGTTCCATCATTTACATGTTGATTATTTTTTGTGTTGTATGAAGTTTGAATCCATAAATGCGAAGGCCAGTTACTATTAGTTTCCAAAAATTGTTGACCTACCATTTCATTTTCAATTCCGTTTGAATTTAAAATATTATTATTATCCACAACATGGACTGATAAAACTATATTTTCTTCTGATATTTTTGCAAAATGTGCCATAATTTTTAACTATCTTGAAATTTGTACCTTATTATTACTATACCTGAACCACCATTTTTTGCTATACCACTTGTTCCACCACCATTTGAACCTCCAGCTCCACCACCAGTATTAGCTGTTCCAGCTTCTGCTGCAACAGAACTTCCCGGATATGGTCCAGAACCTCCGTTTCCACCACCACCAATACCACCAAGTCCTTTAGCTGCAGTACATTGTCCCCCACCACCACCACCAGAATAATATCGAGAAGGACCCGGACCTGGTTCACCTGTTGCGGGATTAATTAAAGTTCCAGCTCCTGCACCACCTGGTCCACCTGAACCTGGATTAGTAGGACCATCTCCATTTTTACCTACTGCAGTAGCACCACCGCCACCACCATTAGATACTGGACTAGGTGCCTCTCTATCGTTTACACCACCATTAAAACCTTGAGCGGGAGTTACGGGAGGAGTATTTCCAGTTCCAGCAGAACTTCCACCTCCTCCTCCTGATCCTCCAGGACTACCTGACGTGGGTGTTCTACCACCGCCTCCACCACCAGTTGATGTTATTGATGAAAAAACTGAATTACCACCATTATCACCCTTTGTAAAAGGTGACGAAGTATCACCAACACCACCGCCACCTATTGTTATTGGATAACCTTGTGCTGTTATTGTAATTGCCGTACCACTTCCTGCACCACCTGGACTTCCGTCCAAAGGAGACGCTGTATAACTTTGGGCTGGACCTTTATATTCTCTAAAACCTCCCGCACCTCCAGCACCACCTCTATCATTAACTGAACCACCCCCACCAGCTATCACTAAATAAGAAACTACATTTTGATCAACACAACTAGCAACTGCATTAACAGTAAAAGTAGCATCACCTGTAAAAGTATGAATTTTGCAATTTCCCGAGGTTGTGATTGTTCCACCTGTTGCACATATAAAACTCGCTCCTCCTCCTCCAGCACCAAATCCTAGGACTTGATAACCAAAAGATTTACTTCTTCTGTTTTGTATATTTGATGAATTCTTACCTGAGGTAAGGTTATTTTTAATATCTCTCATATCTAAATTCCTTATGCATCGTTAGCTGCATCAGTAGTAAAGAATATTTTGATACCGAGAACTCTTGCGTCGGCACTAAATGTATCCCCACCAGCGTCTGCATCTCTAAATAATTGAAAGTAAGTTAGTTGATCTACTGCAGGAGATCCTGCAATTGTAACCGCACTACTTACAGCTGAAACTTGTTGATCTTCTACTGTTCCTATACCAGCGTCTGTAATATTAATTGCTGTTCCGTAAGCAATATCAATAGTATCACTGTCACCACAAGAAACTCCCTGTAAACCAAATATACAGTTACCTGTGTTCGTAGAAGCCGGAGTCCAATATACTTGATATGTTATTGTTCCTTCATTCCATGATTTAGGAAAAGCTACTGAAAATTGTGCAAACTCATCTGTACCTGCATCAAAATCTAATACTTTCATATCAGGTCTTGTTGCTGTTGTTTCAACTTGTTGTGCATCAGCACCATTAGTTGTAGCTCCATACATTGCTGCTGCTGGAACCCACATAGTCTCTGTTCCTGCAATTTTAACTGCAGCGGTTGCACTTTTAAGTACACCTGTTCCTTTAGGGTTTAAATTTATATCAACATTAGTTTCACCTGTTGCTGAAAGAATTGGACCATTACCTGTTGAAGCATTAGCTAAAGTTAATTCATTAACTGCTGAACCTGTAGCTGTTAATAGTAATAATTCGTTTCCATTAGTATCTAAAATTGAAGTTCCAATTTTAGGTGCTGTTAAAGTTTTGTTTGTTAAAGTTTGTGTTCCTGCAAGAGTTACATCTCCAGCAGGTAGAGTATATATGTCTGGGTTAGTTCCATCGTTAGCTGTCGCAAATAAAAGAGCATCACCTTTATTAGTTGCTGAAAAAGTAAATGAATCACCTGAGCCTGTTGCATATTTAAACTGAAGTGTTTGAGAACCAGATGTTGAATTTCTTAAATAATAAAAAGTTTGTACATCATTTGGAATCGTTACAACTCTAGCTCCACTAATAGTTCCAGTAAATTCAATCATTCTATGTTGAGCTGTTCCAGTTAGTGCGCCATCGGCAACTGTTAAAGCTGTCGGCGTTCCTGAATCCGTTACAACTTGAGAATTAAATCCACCTGTTAATTGTTCGAATAAACTTAAATTTGAATTTGTTTTAGTTCCCCACGTTCCAGCGTTTTCACCAGTGGCTTGAAGTTCTATTCCGAGTGGTGTGTATGTTGATGCCATATTTTATCTCCTATTATGCAGCGTCAGTATAACTTGTATTTGATCCTGTTGCAACACTTGTATATGATGTATTTGAACCTGTGTCAACATTAGAATATGCTTGAATTCCAAAACCTGAAGCAGTGCCAAATAAAGCAACATTAATTGTTGCTTGTTGACCATTAATTATTGGTGTTACATTAATTATATTTGATACCGAACCTACATTAGAAGTCGAAGATAATCCAGTTAAACCGATTACATCTGCAGGATTTAATGTTCCTGTAGAAGAAGTTATAGATTGACCTACTAAGTCAATAATAGGGTTTGTAGTTGTTTCTGGACTACCAGTATTTGTTGTAGCTGATTGACCGGTTAGACCCATTACATCCGCAGGGTTTAATGTGCCTGTAGAGGACGTAGAGCTTAGTCCAGTTAAACCCATTACATCTGCAGGAGATAATGATCCTTGTGAAGAAGTTGCTGATTGACCTGTTAAACTAAATTCAACATCACCTATAATAAGTGGGTCACCGGTAGAACTTGTTATTTCTAATCCTGTTAAACCCATTACATCTGCAGGACTTATTGATCCAACAGAAGATGTTGAAGATAAACCTTCTAAAATTATTGCAAAGTCATTAGCTTGTCCCCAAGCTTCTTCTCCCCAACTTTCTCTTCCCCAACCAATTTCATTGTAAGCTTCTAATGTTCCAACATTAGCTGATAAAGAAAAACCTGTTAATTCAACTGAGTTATCAGTTACTTCTCCCCATTCACCAGCGTTCCAAGTTCTTCCTCCCCATCCTTGTTCAGGAAAAGCGTCTACTGTTCCAACATTTGATGTTAAAGAAATACCTGTAAGTGTTAAAGTGATATCAGAAAGATTTCCCCATTGGCCATTGTTCCAGGATTGTCCACCCCAACCTAATGTAATTTCATCGGTGGTTCCCCAACGATCGGTTCCCCAGGTTGTGCCTGATTCATTCCAAGAATTGGCCATAAGGAGTTCCTCCTTATGCTATACGGATTATTGCGTTAGATGCGTCAGCTGTTGGAAATTGAATTGTGAAAGTTCCACTTGTTACAGTTTTATCTGCACCAAAATCAATTGCGCAAACTGCTGGATCATCTGTAACAGAATCATTAAAAATTAAACAACCTCTAGCTGTGAACGAAGCAGATGTAAAAGATGTGTCCGCAAAATCACAAACAGCAGTGTCTGTAGATAAAGCAGGAGTTACACTCGTTAACGCGTTTCCTTTAGTAGTATAACCATTTCCGTTAGCTACTTCATTTGAAGTTATATAAACTGTTGTTGATTTATTTAAAGTAGCTGAACTAGTGTATAAAGCTAAATTAAAAGTATTTCCAGAAGTTGCTGTAAAATTGTGCACCCCTTTTAAAATTTCTGTTTTAAAACTGTTACATATTGCCGATGTTATTGCCATAATTTATCTCCTGTTACGGTGACGGAGAAGGAATTTTTATACGAACAGTACCGTCAGTATAATCATCTCTTTTACGTCTACCAAGTTGCTCT